GGTTCGGCACCAGAAGGATTATATTGCTATAATTTCGCATTGCATTCAAGTCCATTTGAATATCAACCATCTGGTGCTATAAATATGAGTAAATTTAAAACGATAGAACTTGAAATAAATACATATACACCACCAATTGATCCAGTAAATTCTAGTTTTGATATAATATGTGATACTGATGGAAATGCTATCGGTATTCAAAAATCAAACTGGCGATTATATGAATATAATTATAATATGACCTTATTTGAAGAAAGATATAATATATTATCTTTTATGGGTGGTAATTGTGGTATGTTATATTCAAGATAATTTTATAGACTATTATATTATACAATATACAATATAATATAATAATGAATAATGATGAAAATACTAATAAAACTACATGGATAAAAAAGAAAAAGAATGTATTTAGTGATTCATCTAATAATATCGATGAAAATTTTCAAACTATGAATATGAAACAAAAAGTAATGAATGCATTTAAAAAGAAAAAAACGAGAAGTATACATCAAGAAAATTATAAAAATATAGAATTATTACAGAATATATATGATGTATCTGGTAACGATACAACAGGCAATGATGCATCAGGCAATGATGCATCTAGTAACGATGCATCAGGTAACAAAATCTCTGTGAATATTGCTAATAATATAAAAGAATATTTCACAGATAAAGATTTCGACGGTATAGATAAACCTGATCCAAAAAGGAAAAAAACAGTTTATCAAAATCCATTAATAGCATTGTTTCAAGATATTTTCGATAGAATTGATAAATTCAATTATAACAAAGCAAAAATTTTAGCACAAGCATTATCAGATAAAACAAATACTGAAAAAGATATACTACTATTAAAATATTATATTGCTTTGTTTGAATCTATCGGATTAAGTTATTTTGCTGCATATAATTGGTATTTTTATATGTTTTACAATGAAAATAATGAATATTTTTACGATAATACAACTAAACAATATGAATGGAGTGAAAAGAAACAAAAAGAATTAAGTAAAACAAATGCTATTATGCAATTATATGTATTTTTTTGTAATTATTGCATTAAATATACAGAATATCTTCAAACTACTATATTAACATTTTTACCTCCATTATTTCTGATCTTCAATCTAAAAGCACGTTTTATTTTACTATTTTTATTTCTTATAATTATCTTTTTTTATTCTTCAAGAACCTTATATAGTATAGTATTGGATGCAGCAAATATGAAATATAATAATATTTTTGTATTAATTATGTTTTTAGTATTATTATTTAATTATGTACCCGAAAAATGGTTTCCTCCAAAGTCAAATAACCCCGAGGATATCGCAATGGCTACGACTGAATCTTTTTTAATAACATCATCGTTATTTATATTAGTGCCATTTTTTATGTATAGATGTATAAGAGCATTGATAATATTATATATAACTGTACCCTTTGGGGCTAGTTTATTGTTGTTATATTTTTTATATTATTCAATATTTGGCATATTAAGTTATAATTATTTTAATTTTAATAAAGCATTTAAAATGTTCAATGACATTTATATGTCTATTAAAAAAAGTAATCAACCACCCGAAATAAAAGATTTTGATAAAGACTCATTTTTACATAAGTTCATAGTGGTTACGAATAATTTCTTTGAATCTTTGCATCGTTATATTATATATATTGTCTATATGATTATGTGTTTAGTTGCAATGGTTGATTATTTTAATTACATAGATTCAACAAAATTAAAAACAAATTTATTAATTATCTCCTTTACAATGATTATAATATTCGGTTCGATATGCGTTTCTGGATTTATGACACACGGATTAAGCGAAGCAAATGATATGATTGTAGTAGATCACACAAACAAAGAAGATGACAATCCAACCATAAACGGCTCAGCAGGTATGTTTAGTAATATGTTTAGCAGCATAACGAATATGTTCACGAGTACAAATGAGAAAAAGTAACGTTCATTCATAAATAAGATAAATAATATTATCATGTTTAAATATATAAAAACATTTATATACTTAATATAAATGCCGAAATCAAAGGAAAAGAAGTACTATCCGTTTGTCAGTGTATGCACCCCTACATTTAATCGTCGCCCTTTTATCGAAAATATGTTTGCTTGTTTCCGTAACCAAAATTATCCCAAAGACCGTATTGAATGGATTATTGTTGATGATGGTACCGATAAAATCAATGACCTCATATCCAAATCGAAAATTCCACAAATCAAATACTTCCCTTTACCTGAAAAACTTACTTTAGGAGCAAAACGTAATTTTATGCATAAACAAACCAAAGGTAGTATTATCGTCTATATGGATGATGATGACTATTATCCTCCTGATAGAATTTCACACGCAGTTGAACGATTACAGTCTGACCCAAAAGCCTTATGTGCAGGTGCTAGTGAAATCTATATTTATTTCAAAACACTAAATCGAATGGTACAATGTGGGCCATATGGCCCTAATCACGCCACTGCGGGTACATTCGCATTTAAGGCCGAACTTTTGAAACAAACCCAATATGAAGAACACGCTGCATTAGCCGAAGAAAGAGCCTTTTTAAAAGATTATACCATTCCTTTCGTACAACTAGACCCATTAAAAACCATTTTGGTCTTTTCTCACGAGCATAATACATTTGATAAAAGAAGAATGTTAGAAAACCCACATCCCGATTATTTGAAAGACTCCACCAAAACTGTCGATACATTTATTAAATTCAGCCACGAAGCAAACATCAAGGACTTTTTTATGAATAAAATCGATGGTTTATTAGAAAAGTACGAACCTGGATTACCTAAAATGAAACCAGATGTGTTAGCACAAATCAAGGTAATTGAAGCCGAAAGAGAGGCAATGATTAAAAAACTTCAACAAGAACAGTCTGCGAATGCCCCCATCATTTTACAAAGACCTGGTCATGAACCTGTACAATTATCATCTCAAGATGCCGTAAATATTATGCAACAACAACAAAAACATATCGTCGATTTAACTGAAAAAATAAAAGAATTGGAAAAAACAGTGGTGAAATTACAACTACAACTCATTACCAATGTGAAAAAAGAAGGTACTTCTACCATTATTGAGAAACCATTTGAACACGACGATAAAGCAAGTCCTGTTGTCACCGTAGAAGGTGATTAACCACCCTTGAAAATTATATAACCTTGCAAATGTTATATAATTACTATTCTATATCATCTTCATCCCCTTCATCTACCACATCCTTCTTGACATTTTTATCTAAATATCGATACATCCGTTTTATATCTAACTTCGAAATATCATTATTTTCAAATATCTTCTCTACATCGTTTATCTTTTCGATTTGATTCATAAAATCTTTTCCGTAATGTATTCGCAATTCTTGAAAAAAAGATACTAAATCCCTTTTTTCCATATCTAATTGCTGACATAAATTATAAATGAATAATATATTATTATATTCAGTAGAATATTTCGTGAGAACTTTGGTGAATCTCACTTCGCTCGGTTTAAACATATTTCGGTTTTCAGGGAAATGGTCATGATATAATTTATTATTATAAAACGTCTTCATCAATGAACTCATTTCATTGAATAACCAGATTTGATTTTGAAATGTAATACGGTCGATATAATCCGCATAACAAATATTATCTAATATTTTCAAATAAAAGGGATAGGATTTTTCGCTAGGTTTTCCAGATAAGACATCGACAATATTTTCGTGCCATAATAATGCGACGATGGTTCTATCCGTATCATTCATATATTTATTATGGTTCTCCATTTTCGTTGGATTATTCAATAACATTTGAGTTATCTTTTTCGAATCTTCATTAAAAGATTTTATATGAAATATATCCTGAATGGTTTCACTATTGATTAATTCGGGTTTCTTCGTATATATTTCATTTACAAATAGTATCTTACGTAAATCACCCTGTATATAATTTACTAACTCATTTTGTAATTCTGTTTTATATAATTTTATATTAGGCATCATTGTTAACATTAATTTATTCATTTGTATGGGCGTCGGCGTTTTCAATTCAAATATATTACATACTTTCATAAGTTCTCGTATCTTCTTATCGATATAATAATTTCCTATGCATATTATCGGATTCACCGTCATATTTTCTAGCTTCTGTTTCTTCGTCTTTTTTTGTCTTATTAATTTGATTAATGCCGTAATTCCTCCCTTATCCCCATTATTCATACCATCGATTTCATCCATGACGATGGCAATCTTTTTTACTTTCCGAGTCATCATTTGGAGAACATTACGATTTGATATATTATTACTTGTTATATTATCGATTAATGATTTATTACGAACATCACCCGCATCATAATGGATAACATCATAATCTAATTCTTTTAATAAATTTTTAACAAAATGACTTTTACCACAACCTGGAGAACCATATACATATATTCCTTTTTTAAAAGTAATGTTTTTACAATTTTCTTCGAATCCAGTCAATAACTGTTTTATTTCATTTGCTATTTTTTCCCTTTCGAATATACTATTTATGTTCTCCATTTATATTCTATATACTATATTATTTACATCATTTTTTTTATAATTTTAAACGCATATATTTATAATTATATTAGATTTTTATTTTCGGAATGCACTGAAATCAGCAGTTGTTGGTAAAAAATTGCCAGTTCTCGATGGTAATAATGTCGAATTACGTGAATAACTATCTGCTCCTATCGAGTCGGTTCCGCCATATGATGCATATTGCCCCTGTCCGCGTTGTCCATAATATGGTCCTTGCTCTCTTTGACCTTGATATTGTCTATTATCTAATTGTGTAGGATCTGATTTGAATATTCCTGCTATTTTATCTTCTGCTCCTCCTATGATATTCCCTGCAGCATCAATTGTTTTATTTACAATTCCTCCTGCAGTATCAATTGTTTTATATACTACATTTCCTGCTGCATCTACTGTTTTTTCGACTACATTTCCTGCTGCATCTACTGTTTTACCAATAGCGTTACCTGTTTGACTTATTATATTTTTATCTTTATGTGGTTCGCTCTTATCCTTAACAACTAGTTCAATGGGTGAATTACCTGACACTAATGTATTTCCAGATATACTTAATGTACCACAACCACCATTGCCTCCGCAATGTGGGCAAATACCATTATCTGGACACGCTGGACAGCTTGGACAAACTGGTGGTACAAATTGCGTTTTTAACATATAATCATTCGATAATTGTTGCTCATTACCACTTTCATTTATTTTCCAATACCAATACCATTTAAAATATTCGGATATAGCACTATCTTTTGTTATACTAGATGATGAATCTGTAGTGGTAATTTCTTTTGATGTTGTTACTACTGGCGTTGTAGTTGTTACTACTGGAGCAGTTACTACTGGCGTTGGTGTTGTTACTACTGGAGCAGTTACTACTGGCGTTGGTGTTGTTACTACTGGAGCAGTTACTACTGGCG